TGTTCTTGAACCAACGGCCAATGGGCGGAGGACGACCGATAAAGAGGAGGCAACGACAGACCAAGGACTGCAAGTTGTCGCACTTGGTCAGAAGAGTACAGAAAAAGCTCATATTTTCTGGAACTGCCCTTCAAGAGGGACTTGACCAAGATAAATGCGGGGGCTTTCTTTCGCTTTTCATGATATGCAATCTGGTGTGGGGAGAGGCTTACTTTATTACTTTTACTTACTTTCAATTCAAGCGTAAAGTAAATACCCTCTTCCGTAGTGCCTAAAACGTCAGGTATGCCATGATTAACGCGTGACTCCAAGCGTATCCAACTAAACGCAGTCAGGTTTTTTCTTACTTGTTGCCAGAATAATTTTTCAGGTTGAGCCACAGTAAAAACATTATAAACAAAGTAAACGATTTTGGTTGCGTATATGGGATATTTAGTATAGGATAACTACAAGGTTAAACCCTTTTTATTAACAAACGGAGAACGAAATGAGAATAAGAAAATGGAATTACGGGAACTACAGTTCCGATAATTACGGAAGTCATACCCAGGCTTTTACAGATAACTACGGTAATGATTATTATTTTAGTTATAACACTTTAGTAGCGATACAAACCAACGAAGGAGAAGAAATAATTCACGAAAATATTTGGGGAAATACTACAGGAAAACATCTCAATTGGATAAATCCAGATCATTCGATCAGGTTATCGAAAGAAGATTTTAACGCTACTATCAACAGGCTAAAATTAAATTTGGAGGTTATGGCGTAATGGAACAGTTAATCAATTTAATAAATGAAATCACAAGCAACGATGAAATGGAGACAGTCATCAATGCTATTAAGAAAAAACAAAAAGAGTTGAAAGCGGAACTTACCTTGAAGGCTTTAAAAAGTTTTGAGGTGGGGGACAAAGTGCTTTGTGATGCTAGAGACGGAGTACACGAGGCTACCATAACCAAGATCAACAGGACAACTGCAGATATAGAGATCGGCAAAAACAAATATACTGCCCCTCTTTCAATACTTAAACCAATGGAGGTGGCGTAATGGAAATGAAAGCTAAACGAAAAAACAAGCAAGCAAAAAAAGTTGTGCCGATTAAGAAAATGACCTCGGACGAAATTGTTCAAAAGAACTTGTTAAGAATGCTTGAAGAACAGAGCAAGGCTATTGATACAGATAGCGAGCCACAATTAATATTCGATTCTGTGTATTGGCTGGCTTACATGCACCTCAAACGCTCAAGCGACACCCCACAAAAATACCACCTCATACTAGGCTTACTGAATGACGCGATAGGCTCAGCAGTGAGAGAGATCTTCTTAGAAGAAAACGGGGAGGAGGACGAATGAACTATTTTTTAATAAAAGATTCTTGTCGTGATGGAGACCATGAATATTATGATTTTGTTCCTGTTGAAACCAAAATGACCAATGAAGATATGAGAAACAACAAAAACTTTTGGGAAGAAAGTTTTCTTGGTTGGCAATGGCATTACATTGAACAAGACGAATCTAATGATTGGTGGGGAGGCATGAGAATTGTTTCTATCTATGATTGGAAACCAATTACAAAAGAACAATATGAAGTCTTAGATGATGTAATAGGTGCTTGGTCACTAGACCAGATAATCGAAATGGGAGAAGAGAATTGGCTTCCTCACGAAAATAACTACGAGCATTATGGATTGGAATTGGACTTGATACCTTGTACTGAGTACAACAAGGAGAACGCAGTATGAGAAAAGCAACAACGCTGATAGACCACAAATCCGCAACAGGGATTAAAGGTAAAGGGACATCAATAGGTAGAGGTAATCTCAGCACCTCAACAATGCCGAAAAGAAAAAAACAAACACACAAGCGATACAGGGGGCAAGGCAAATGAAAAAAGTAACAAACATCAAACCTTACATATCCGAACGCTTACGCAAAGAGATACGCGAAGCAGAAGAAAAATATTGCGAGCATTGTGGTGAGACCAAAGAGGACTGCCCAGGCTACAAGTGTTGGATATAGGAGTCCGACAATGAGTAAAACTTATACATTAGATATTACAGGTATATGTGTTGAAGAAGATGAAATTGAAAATACTACAATACATATTTGTAGAAATGGCGAATGGTGTGAAATACCTTGGGATAAAGACGATATTGTTCAAGTAAAGGAGTCCGACAATGAGCGATAACATCAACCCGACCTATTACCGCAAAGGTATAGAGACGACTGATTATATTGTCAGTCACGATATGAACTATGTTGAAGGTAACATCATCAAGTATGTTACCCGATACAAGGAGAAGAACGGACTACAAGATCTACTCAAAGCAGAGTGGTATCTAAACAGATTAATTAAGGAGACAAGGAATAATGGCTAAAATTAAAAAAGGTAACGCAGGTTTAAATGCCATGTTAGAAGTTTCTGATCCAGTATCTCAAATAAAACTAATGGAAGAAATACAAGATTTGGTAGAGGATTTAGGTTGGGAATATCAAAGAATGTCCACAAGTGGAAAAATAACCTACAGAGAATTGTGTCTCACACTTGGTTGGGAATTTGATCGGGAGGACGGAGAGTGAACTTACAAAAGATTAGGGGAGTAGGAACGCAGTATCTAAATTGTTGTGAGAAGTGGGTAAGATATAACGTGCTTATCTCTAAAGGCCTTCCGTTGGTGTATATAGACACAAACGAGAACGCAATACACAACAATAAAAAATTGCATAAATTAGCAATTAGTGAAATCATTAACAATCTTACAGAGGATTTAGAATGACGAAAGAGTACATTTTAGATAAATTAAGCGGGGAGTATGTATTGGTTTGTTCAGACTCTACCCGTCCGACTATACGATTAGGCACGGACGACATAGAGATCGCAAAGACACGAGCAAAACCTTTCATGCAATTTCATGACTGAACTATATAAAGACAAGTTTGATTGCCACCCTACTTTTCAATTTAATTCCGATAATCATGGAAAAATAAATTGGACTCTCAAAATGAATCCACCTGAAAGTATTTATTGGAAAACGGGTAAGATAAAGAAACGCGATATACGGATCCTAAGCCAGGTAACGCCCGAACAAAGGAAAGAACTAACAAGCGAGCTTTACTTAGATCTATACCCACCACAAGAAAACCCAAAAAGGATACGACAATTATGAAAAGACATATAACATACTTAGACAAGGCACAAGCAAAAGCTGTAGTGCAGATATTTAGACGCGGACAGCTAGGAGACTTAGCTGTATTCCTAAAGATAGACAGCAAGAACAAGAACGGACAATATAGATTATGTTTGGATTGTCCTTCTGATACACACCCACGACTGGTAAATAAGCTCCAGGACGTGAGCGATACATTAGTCGAAACACACAAGCAAGCAATTGAATCTATAATGTGGGAAGAATACGACGACAAAGATGTGGAGCCTGAGGAGGACACGCTAAGGGACTTTGTAGATATGTTAGGGAGTTACGACTAATGAACTTAACAAACTCATATAAAAAATGGCAAGAAAATCCTGATGATTTTATGATGGACGGTAAGAAACGCCCTGCTAAATGGATCAGAAAGTTAAAAGCCTACAAGCAAAAAAACAAGCAAGCTACTCAACAATAACTGCATCTTCTACTTCGAGCAAAGGTTTATAGTCTCCAAGTAGTTTCTGTATTCTTTGTTTAATCTCTACTTCACTCAACGAATCTAACGTGCCTGTTCTGACTTCTTTACGTTCTACATACAAACCAGCAGCTCTACCTCGTTGTACCTCGGCCGATACAGCTGCAGTAAGATTACCTTTATCTATAGCTTGGTCTCTGATTTTAGCTAACTCTCTGACATGTCGACTGAAAGTTACCTCATACTTCTTGTCCAGCTCTGCCTGGAGGCCTTGTATATATCGAACAACAAGCGGGTACTTCTGTGGGTTCATAAGCTCCGAAGCTCTGACGGCAGCTCCAGCTTCTCCATAGCCAGCAGCAAGCGCGCATTCTGTCCTGGTCTTACTACCATCGTTGTAAACAACTTCACGAGCAAACTGAATCTGTTTGGGTGTTAGATGTTTATCGTTCTTACCTGATATGTTTCCTGATGTTCCTTTTGGCATCTGCGAAGTATATACCAAGGTAATAAAAAGTAACAAGTTTTACTATATATGGGACAGATAATACATAACTTCTACCAGGTTAGCTCTAAACCCGCATTCTTTCAACATTCTTGGCACTTTCTAACCTGAGCTAACTTTTACCAAGTTAGACGGAAACCCTTATAGGACTTATATTTTCATCACTTCTTACCTGAAAAATATATTTTCTAGCTTTTTGGCGTATTCGTGAAAACTTTTTAAGATATTACAGGTTAGGTTAGGTTTTGTTATATAGGAATAGAAATATTGTTAATAAAATCAATAGCTTACGATCTAACCTTACCAAAGTTAGAAGATTTTTATTATCAACAGAATCAATAGCTTAGAGCTAACCTTTAAAGTGAGGTTCAGGTTAGAAAAGTCCCTTGTCCTTGGGCCGTCGTCCTTTGTCCGTAGTCCACAAAAAAGGGAAGACCACTTTTACAAAATCTTCCCTTTCTCTAGTTTTGTGAAACTAAGCCTTTCAATTGGCACACTAGGCGAACAGTGTGTTTTTTATTTAAACCATATAAATACCAAGGAGGTTATTTATATAAGATCTATTATACATGAGCCACAAAAAAAGGGAAGGTGTATGACGACCCTCCCTTCTTCTAGTTTTGTGTATAACCAAGCCTTTCAATGGTCACACTAGGCAAACAGTGTGTTTTTAATAACATTAGCAAGGAGCTAATATATAAGATCTATTATACAGGATCCTTACCCGACAGGCTACCGCTTAAATGTTTTTTCTGCACATCCTTAAAGATCTTATCCCAGTTCTTGCTAAACTCTTCGACAGAGATAGAAGCTGGCCTTTGCTTAGATCCTTTACCCATCGCCACCTGGTCCTGGTTGTATGATATTTTTTTGAAGTCCTTGTCGTGCCATACCCAATAACGTAGCAACACCGTACACAGCGTTCATTCCGCCTTTGTCGTACGCCGATTTAAGGATTGACGGTGCAGCTCTCTGGAAAGCAGCAGAGGTTCCGAGACTGGCTATGCCTTGCCCTGGTGTCATTCTACCCTGACGAACATTTTGTAAGGTTCCTATGCCAGCACGAGCCATAGGAGAAACACCTAGTTTGCCTCCTACCTTCTGCATAGCAAGATTGCTTACCATACCTTTAACAAAGTCTTGTGGGTTTTTTGCGTTTTGCAATCCTCGAACAAAATCAAAAACAAATGCTGCTGTAGCCGTAGCTGGATGAACCCTAAACATACGCTTGAAAAAGTTTGTAAGTTGTTCTTTTGCTTTCTGTGTAAAAGTAGGTTGTTGAGTCTCAACAGGTGCAACAGGACTAGGTATATACGGAGAAAACTCTGACATACCCATAGGAGAATAACTGCCTATGCTACCTATACCGCCAGTAAAAGGGCCCATGTAACTTGTGCCCGCAGAAGAAAACCGTGAGCCAGGAGAACCAGAAGCATATAAAACTGATGTGCCAGGAAAACGAGCTAAGTTTGCAGCTATACCTGCGCCTATACCCGAAGCTCCTCCGCCTATTGAACCTAAACCATCGCCATTCATAGGCTAATAATAAAGAAATGTAGGCGTTAGTGCAACTTCCAGTTTTTGTTCTGAAAAGCGGGGCTGTACCATATAGCAAGAAACTCCGCGTACTGTTCCTCAGTCATTTTTCCGTCGTTCTCAAGTATAGCTTCCTTCATCAACTCAAACATTTCTTGGGGCACAAGATTGAATTCTACTAATCCTTCGAGCAACATAACGTGTTCTTCGGGTCCTGCTTCGTCAAACCACTTCTTCATTTTAGGGGTGCATGTTTCGTAAACGTCAGCGATTATTGTTCCTTTCTTTATTTTCATTATTGTCCTAGTTAAACAAAAGGCCTGGGAGTTTAGGATTCCAGACCTTTTGCCTTATGATTAAACAGGAGATCACTGGGCTGGAAGCTTTAGCGTAAATATTAGGACTAAAACGTTTTGGCTCGAACAGCTCTCCTTGCAGGTGTTTTCTTTATGGAGCACACCGCCTGCTGGCACTCTCTGGATTTCAAGGCTTTACTAAACCTTACGCTACACCCTATCCAGCTAGGTTAAAAATCCTGGAGCGTAGATCTATTCTAATTTATTTTATGGGATATGTATAGGGATTTATACTGGTGTGTGTAAGCCATTCTCGATAAGAATGTCTCTGTTACGCATGTGTTCAGCTTCTACGTCGTCTTTTGATTGGCCGTGGTAGGCTACCGCCAGGTGGCATTGAACCATCGTCTGATTGATGTTTTTACCATCAACAACAACATCACCCAAGACTCTGCCGTACTTACCTTTAGAGTCCTTGAGTTTTGTTTGTATGACTACTTGTTCTCCTTCCTCTATCGCTTCTTTTAAGAAAGCCCCAGCCATTTTTCCTCTAGCTTTTTCATCTTTGTTGCGAGTACGTGATTCGGGAGTATCAATACCATATAGGCGAACACGACACTTATGAAGAATGTCAAAGCCGAGATCCAAAGTAACGTCGATAGTATCTCCATCGACAACCCTTTCCACCGTGCAACTGTATTCATACATTAAATATAACTCCTTCCATAATCACCATAGTTCATAACCAAGCCACCTTCTTTGTATCCTTTGAAGCCTTTAAATACTTTAGCCTCTATTAGTTGTTTCAACGGCCTTATGTCCAATGCGTAGTACGGGCCTCCTGGCACGTCTGCTGAATCTGGCAACACTTTAAATAAATCTTTTGCTTTCAAATCACCTTGGTAACTGGCTATGACTTCTGCAATATTTTCGGCTTCTTTTTTCTGAGCTCTGTACACAGACTCAGGAGCTCCTCCTTTTCCGCCGCTGCCTATAAACACAAAATCGTCTCCGTCTTTTATGCTCTTAGTCACCACGCGTCTTAAATTCATTACAGGGTAATTGTTTTTAAACGGATAGTCTGGGTACAGTATTCTATCTTCTCTGCTTCTGCCTTCAAATTCTTCCAACTGTCTTGACTCTGCCATAGAAGGATAATTATCGGATGCTATCATTAAATTGTTAAACGTGTTGTATTTATCAGCTAGTTTAGGGCTATAGTCCAATATCAACTCTACTTTTTCTTTAGCGTGTTTTTCGTTTATTGTTAAATTAGGTCTATCAGCTAAATTTAAAATTTCTTGATCTATAGGTCTAAAAGTGTCTGGTTCTTCTATCCTTCCAAGATTTAAATTGAGTCCGTGGTTGGCAAGGACGTACTCAATAAATCTATTTCTTCTTTGTCTTCCAGCACTCTCAAAAACATCTAAAGCTTGTGCAGGTTGATCCATAAAGTTTTGAAAGCTATCTTGATCTATCAATATACCTATCGAGCCAAGAGGCTGCGTTATATTAATTATATCTACAAAAGCATCGTTATTTTCTTTAGCTTGTTTTGTTCTTAGTTCTTTTACTGCGTTTGCATATTCGTCTGATATTGAACTTAACTCTTTATCTATATTTAACAGTGCTTCATCTCTGTAATTGTCGTACTGGCTTGGCTCTTCTAAAAGCAAAGTTGCAACTGTATCCATGGCTCGTGACACCGAGGTATCATCAGTCGTATTTTTATTAGCTACCTCTTCCGCAAAATTATCGTAAGCCCTGTCATAAGCTGCTCTTCTGTTTCTAATATTATCTATTTCTGTTGTATCTTCAACAACGTTTACTGAAGATAGATACATTTCTCTAGTTTTATTTGGGTCTTGTGAGTGCCCGTGAAGTTTAGATTGATTTTCCGCAACTAATTTTCCTGTTCCTAGTCCTTGTGGGTGGCTTACCTTAAACCCTCTTGTCCACATGTTTGCTCCATCTCCATGAGGATTATGCAAATTATCGTTGCCATCACGATTAAAATAAGGACTATTTTCTAGTGCAGAATTGCCAGGTATTAATGGAATATAATGATTCCACAATTCAAAATAATTATTTATGTCGGATACTTCAGGGAATAAATTCTGTAGTCCATCTTCTGCAAAAGTATGTCCGCCTTGATGCTCAGTATCCAGACCTTCTCGATAAAAAGAATTATGACGACTTAAAGAATCGTAAAGTATGTTTTCTATTTCTGCACGGGTAACTTTTTCTCCTGCGTCTTTTTTAGCTTTTAAAAAAGGAGCTATCTCTGTGTTCACAACTTCACTAACAACTTTTTTGCTACCTCTTTTTGATGTTTCGAACCAATTTTTATCAGTTTCTTTTACACCTAGTTCTTGCAGTAGCCCTTGAGGATTTACAGGTTTGTTAGGGTCCTTAGGCAAACGTTGGTCTAATATTCCATCTTCTATTAAAATTGATTGAGTTAAGAAATTAGGATCGATGCCTGATTCTATAGACGTTATGCCTGCTCCACCTTGATTATATAACTCTTCCTTAGCGTTAAGGTTTATATTCATAGACTGTGGTCCAACATAACGCGGGTCTGTCCCTGATTCAACTTGTTCTAAGTTGGCCCTGTCTAAAAATGCTGTAGATTCTTGTTGAACAGTTTGAGCTATCTGCCTCAATGCATCTCGTGGCGAGATGTCTGTTCTAGGATCGAAAAATTCAAAATGATTTCTTATGTAGTCTTGTACATTTACAAACAATTGAAATTGTTGATCTCTAGTTAATTGATTTCCAAATTGAGTTTCAATTTGATTCTCTAAATACTGATCGTTAACTGTTAAGAATTGTTGAATAATGTCTTCATTAGTAAAAGCTCCTGGATCATCAGGGTCATACTGATCGGCTTCTTGTTCAAACTGTTCTATATTTTGTACAGTTTGTTCCGTTAACATCAATTGTTCTCCCATTTCTTCTACAGCCTGGTCAGGTGTAGCCTGGTCAAACATTGCATTTGTTATGCTGTCTCCGATTATGTCTTGCCTAAGATCTTCTAATGATTGAGCTGTGTTTAATGTAGAAGAAGGAATTTGTGCAGATGCTCCAGCAGAACCGCCTATCAATCCTTCACCTATAACTTGTTTAGGATCTATCTGTAATCCAGTTTCTGTAAGTCCTGTGCTACCTATTTGCTCTGTTGCTCCTTGTAATCCTTCCGTTACACCTTCACGAAGACCTGATCCAAGCACTGTAGCGTTAAGTTTTCCTACATTCTTTACACCATAGGCATTAAGTAGACCTGAAAATATAGAGGTTGTAACGGCTCCAGACCAGTCTTTCCAATTAGGTTCTGTTCTTCCTTCATTTCTTGCTCTTTCTAGTGCAACAGGCCCCGCTATTTGTGCTGCTTCAAATAATCCTGGCCCAGCTAACGCTCCGTAAGGTCCCGCTAATGCAAAACCTCCAGCTCTAGAAAGTAAAGATCCGCCTAGTTGCCCCGCTTGTTCTACTACAGCTAAAGGTAAATCTTTGTAACTAAAATCTAAAAGCCCTTCTCCCTCTGGATTCATGAACCTAGCTGCTGCTGATTCATAGTTTTCGGGTGCATCTACTAAACCGCTCAATGAGTCTGCTTGCGCATCAAATCCCAATGCTCGTAACGTTGTTGCAACGTTCTCGGTAGGTTGATCCAAACCAAATCGCAAAGCTTTACCAAACTCTGATGCTTCTTTCTCAGAACCTTGTAGATTGCCCGCAGCTAAATCCGCTGCTGTGATGTCCTTACCGAAGATTGCCATTAACTTAGTTTATATGATTAGGGCATCAAGGTGAATATGTTTATCCTGTCCTGTTTACCTTTAACAGTAATCGAAGGCAGCACCGCTAAAGGGAAAGAACATGCTTTTGCTGTGGACTCTCCAATAACTATATCTTTGCCTACTTCTTTGGTGCTAGATTCTAGCCTAGCTGCTAGATTTACCGTGTCACCTATAGCTGTATAGTCAAACCTGGTTTCAGATCCCATGTTGCCGACCACAGCTGGTCCCGTATTGATTCCTATGCCTATTTCTACAGAAATTTTTGACAGCTTAAACTGATCTTGTATTTCTTTTGCGCATAGCACAGCTGCTTCTTCGTGGTTGTCTAAGTCCAAAGGCGCATTGAATATAGCCATCATTGCATCACCGATATACTTATCCACCATGCCATCGTACTTCTTAACTGTGTCTGATTGTATAGTCAGAGCTTGGTTCATAATCTTTGTTACTTCTTCTGGTTCCATGGTCTCACTCATGGCAGTAAAACCACGTACATCTGTAAACAAAAATGTGCAGTCCCGTCGTTCTCCGCCCAACTTCAATAGACTCGGATCGTCCTGTAAAGCCTTTACCTGTCTAGGATCTAAGTAATGTTCAAACTGTTTCTTGATCTGTTGTCTTAGCTTGTATTGTTCTCTAAATCTTAGATAAAAAGCTACTGTCCCTGTAATAAACTCGGCTATAAATGTCCAAGTAACATCTATCAATACGCCTTGCTGTACCACGCTGTAACCTGCGAATAAAGTTAAAGCCATAGTAGACACAGCTAAACTTATCCCCAACGTTATCCCCAAGAAATTAATCAGTGACCACATCATAGCTATGCCTAATAACAAAGCTGCCATTTCTACAGCTAGAGAATAGTCAGGTATGTATGGGCTGTCCTCTATGAGTATAGATTCTGCAAGAGCTGCTTGTATCTTGTGCGGTTCAAGTAGCCCAGACGGTGTGGCTATCTGTGGCATGATGCCTTTTGCAGTAAATCCTACAAATACAAACTTATTTTCTACATCCATTTCTCCCAGATTAGTTTGTGGGGTATTCACGAAACTTATCCACCTACGTCCAAAAGAGTCTGTTTTAACGGGTGGTA